TTGTAAGCTCTTGAAGCCACTCGAATTAATCTGTGAAAAGTGTGCAAATAAATCTGCGCCACCGTCGTCGGGAGTAATGAAACCAAATCCTTTGGCATCGTTAAACCACTTTACTTTTCCTGTTACCATTATGTTACTTTTTCCTGTTATGTTAATTTTTCTGTGTGTGTTATAGTCTTACCAAGACCTCTTGGTACTGACCATTGACTACCATAATTTGTTTACGATAGGCAATTCCGTTAATGTAAACAATATCCACTGGAGGTTGCTGTACAATAACCTGTTGCTCAATGACCTGCGGTCTTGTCGCGGCATAAACTACTGCTCCGCCAATAACTGCTGGTACTACCCAACCCCAACCGTGGCCACGAGCGTGGTGATGATGGTGTTGTGGTCCAACCCATCCTCGGCCCTGTGCCATAGAATTGGTTGTGTGTCTAGGATGATGATTTGGATTGTATTCTGCACTTGCGCCTAGAGCAAGAGTAGCCAAAATAATACCGGTAACAATCTTCTTCATAACAATCTCCTTTAAGGGGTTAGTATATATTTAACGCCTATCAAGCCGATTTTGTTGACATCAATTTGGTGTGAAGGATCATATTTTCAGTTATTAACTTTGTTATGGTAGCTAAAAGTATTAATCTGTCAGCATCTGTAACGATTTCTTTGTCAAACTGTTCCAAAACACTGGCTCCGATCATTGCCATTGCCTGTTCTTTGCCGTCTTTGAAAACGCCCCAATCAAACGGATCGCCTTCTTCGTGTGCAAAGGCAATGTCAATTAATTCTTCAATAGTTATTTGAGCCATCCAATTTTCTCGTTGTTTAGTTTTCTACGATCGTGTTCTTCGGGAGTATTAGGATATCTCCAGGCCCATACAGCTACCAAGGCCATAAAGATTGCTGTGCTGATAATGCCTATAGGTTTAACTCCACTTGTCCACATTAGTATAAGGCTTATTGACATCATTGTCAACATCAAATAGCGTAATTTTTGAGGGAACACACGTTTTTCGTTCCAATTGGTAAGGAAAGGTCCAAATATTTTATGATTGTAAATCCAACGATGCATACGTTCACTGCCTTTGGAAAAACAATAGGCTGAAAATACTATAAATGGCGAATAAGGAATTCCGGGAGTAATTACTCCAATATATGCCATACCTAGACTTAGGAAACCTAAGACATTCCAAAATGATTTTTTAATTTTAACCTGCAAAGACATTTGAACTCCCCGATGTAATAGTGTTGTCACCTGTGTATTCGTCACCAATCCTAGCCAAAGCCTTGCCATTGACAAATACTGTGCCGCTAGCTGATGTTACAGCACTGCCATCATTGCCGCATCCTGCTGCTGGGTGTGGTGCAACAGAGTCACCTTGTCTCACTGCACCGATGTTATTAATCAAAACATCTCCAGAACAAGCATTAGTTGCTGTACCGATTGGTGCTGGACACTTTTTAGCTGTGCCGGTCTTACTAAACACGCTATCTGTACCGTTGCCTCTAGCTACTGGTGGCATAATTTATTCCTTATAATTTGGTCCTTTAGCTACTAAGGATTTAAACAATTCTAAACTAGGTTCGTAGCGATAATAAAAAAATTGTTTTATCGGCGCAGGTTCCGTAGCCCCTATTATAGGTATTGTAGCCGCAGGATTGTCGTCATATTTAGCGGTGAAATTATAGGTAGCCAGCTTTTCTCTACTGCTGGGCGGTGCCCACTTTACAATACTCTTATAAGGTTCGTTGTTTAACGGCAATAGAGTTTTTACTGTTCCGTCTTTAAAAACAAATTGGTATAACTCGTCTGTAAAAATGTTTGCCGGACGACCTTTAATGTTTACAGTATCAGCCCCAACTAGTGTCACTGTAATTCCTTCCACTCCCAAGTTTGAAGGAATAAGAATTTCTATTACAGGAGCAGTATCTGTTCCATCTGTGTAGACAAATTGGATATTAAAATCTACTTCACCGCCTGAATACGCCGATGGAATATAACCTGCGCCGGGAATTGTTCCAACATCGGGATATTGATCTCCAACTATGCCGCTTGGCAGCGGTATATTCTGAGTAACAATATAATTAAAAGCCATTTTATCTTAGAGCAATACCTGTAGTGCTCTGAATAAATTGATCAGCAAATGATTTATCGGTAGCTTCAATAACTACTACTGTGCCTTTGTTTAGTCTTACTTCTTTATCGGGATTGACGGTAAACAGATATGGCATCAGTCCAGGACCTTTTGGTCCCATACCTATAACCTGTGGATGACTCAATTTGTAAAACATCGGTCCATCATCTACTAGTTTAGCAACTAGCTCTTCACCGCTGGTAAGTTTCAGAGTAACAACTTCACCGATAGTTACACCTTTATCAATTAGCATTTTCTAACCTTTTCTTTAGTTCATTAAATCCGCCCACTAGCTCTTCACCTAGAAAAATCTGTGGTACTGTTCTTGCTGAGGGTACAGCTTCTAACAGTTCTTCTTTAGTCCAACCGTCTCCAATTTTACGCTCTTCGAATTCAATACCTTTTTGTTTCAGTAATGCCTTGGCCTGATCGCAATAGGGGCAGTGATACTTGCTCCATACAATAGCTTTCATTTTATTTCCTTAACTTGAATAAACTACAGCACCCTTGTTGTCTACTACTCTGACAAGGATAGCACCTTTTTGTTTTTTCTGTAGGGCAGCAGAAATAGCTGCGGCTTCAGTACCAAAGGTGCCTATACTTGTCCAGGACTCGAAAGGGCTTTTACTTTTGAATTGTGCTTTATACATAATTTATTATAGCGCCGGTAGTGCATCATAGTCAATACCGTCACTCATAACTCCTATAACATAATTAGTCGATTCGTTTTCCTGCAAGGCAGTTTGTTTCTTGCTGGTATCGCTGTGTTTGTTAAACCAAGGAATAGGAGTAGATTTCGGAGCAGGATTGTGATATTTGATTCCAATGTCCTTTAGTGCGGCAACGGCTGTGTAGTCAACAAAGTCTTTTAGAATGCCAGCATTTAAACCAATCACGGGACCTTTATGGAAGAGATAATCAGCCCAGTCCTTTTCTTCGCGAATAACATCTAGATATAATTCGTAGACTTCTTGTTCGCACTCGGCCTTAACTTTGGCAAATCGAGGATCTTCTTTTACAACTTGGTTAATCAAGAAGGCTGTCCAACCCTTGTGTAGTAGTTCGTCTTGTAAGATTAGGCTAATAATATTGCCGTTGCCAATAAAGATCTTGTTCTCTACCATTGCCAGGCTTGTGGCAAACGAAACCATAAAGCGGAACGCTTCGAGAGCATAGCTGGCGTGGAGGGCCATCCAAATTGCCTTGATGTGTTTTTCTTCGTCGATCTTTTCGCCTGTTTCTATAATACAGTTAATCATATGAAGTTTATCATAGTACAAGCCAACACTGGATGCCATATCTACAATTTCTTTAGTGTCGTGGATAGTGTTAAACACTTCCTTGGGCACATTGTAAATATTACGAATGATGTGGCTGTAACTACGGCTATGAATATTTGTTTCGAAGAATGTCCAATTATATATAAGTGCTTCTAGCTCTGGCAAACTGATCACTGGAGCGAACACTTGACTAGGGCCACGCCCTTGCAAACTATCTAATGCTGTTTGTCTTAGTAAGTTGCTAGTGAAGATATGCTTAACTGCATCACTAGCGTCTTTAAAGTCCTGTGCGTCTTTGGTAAGGCTGACTTCTTCTGGAACCCAGAAAAAACCACGAGCAGTTTTTTCAAAGTCTGCTATCTTGTTGTACTTAACTTCTTCAAAACGCTGAATAGTAACTGGACCTGCTGGGTCCAAAAACATCTTACGTGATAGATAGTCTGTCTTTGTGTTTAGGTTATATTGTTGTTTACTCATTTGATGTCTCGTATGTTTGTTTAAAAATATCTTTTTTTACAGCACCGTAGTCGCCTTCGCCGTGACGTACAATGTAATCGTTACCTTTGGTATATTTGAGATCACCCCAACTAGTGTGTAGCACACCGTCGTGGTCTGCAAGTTTAGCTACTTTAAAGATTTTTTTTGGAGTAGCAACTCCATCTCCTTGATCGTCTTTGAGATTTTTAAACTTCTCTGGACTTATGGGATACTTCTCACCTTTTGGTCCAGTCATAATATAATGCCCTGCTTCGTATCTAACAGGACCTTCTAATGTGTCAACGGTTCCTGGTTCTGTAGCAATTTCATATTTTTCTTCAGCTGGCCTTTTAAAAGTTTTAAATGCTCCGGCTTTGAACCAGTCATCATTAACTTCTGTTGACTCTGTAATTAAATCAATGTATTCTCTTAATGTTTTCATAACTTACAGGACTCGCAGTCATCTTCTAGTTCTATTTCTAGATGATATCCGTTGTGTCCGTTATACTGTACTTCTGGGGTAGGTTCGGCGATAGCTTTGCTACCTGCTTTATTAATTAAACTATAGTAGAATGTCTTTAATCCCCACATATGTGCCTGCATTAAATTCTTAGCAATTAGCGTTGTAGGCACTCTGCGATCTGCAAAGTGTGCGGGGTTATAAAATGTATTAGTTGAAATACTTTGATCAACATAGGCAGCAAGTACCGCAGAAGTTTTCAAATAACCATCGCAGTCTTTCTGTTCCCACATTAGTTGATACTTATTCTTCAACCTATTGTATTCTGGAACTACCTGTGTGAACGAACCTGCCTTAGATTCTTTAGTACTAATAAGCGACATAGGCATTTCAATACCATTAGTAGAATTGATAACCACGCTGCTAGATTCTACAGGAGCAATGGCCATAAGGGTGGCGTTTCTAACTCCGTACTCTTTCATATCTCTACGTAGAGGTTCCCAATCAAGTTCAGGAGTAAAGTCTGCAAGCTCATTAACACCTTTGGCTCGATGTTCCCAAGGAAACTGTCCTTTGCCGTAACGTGTATATGCTGAATCTTTGCAGGCTCCGCGTTCTTTCGCCATTTCAACTGTGGCTTCTGTTAGATAAAAAGCCTGATGTTCCATCCACGACTTTACCTCTGCCAGTGCATCTTTGTCACCGTATCTCAGACCACGCTTGGCGTGCCAATAGGCTAGATTAGTTACACCAATCCCTAATGGTTGTATCTCGTCGTTGCTTAATTTACTTTGAATTGACAAGAAATCTTGATAGTCAAGAATGTTACACAGGCTACGCTGTAGAATCCTACAGGCTCTACGCATATCCTCTGGATTTCGGAACGATCCCCAGTTGATAGATCCCAGTGTAC